ACTTAATGCTATCTGAATCTTGGAAAGAAGCATATCTTGCTCCTTGTTTGTAATCAATTTTAGTTTCTCCACCAGAGTTATCAACTCTTGAAAAAACTTTAACATCAATAGAACTAGAACCATCGGTAGAATCAGTTCTAACTCCAGTGATGATTCCCTTCAAGTAACCAGTGAATGTGCTGGTAGAACCAGTTGTTCCTGGAATTGTGACTCCATTTAATGCAACGGTAACACCATAACCAATCACAGCACCAGCAGTTCCTGGGTTTGTTGTGGTGATACCAAGAATCTGGTCTGCCTTATTATCAATTACACATACTTTAAGGTTATTTGCCCAAGTTCCTGGGTTCTTTGAGGAATATGCCCAAGTTACACTATCAGCAGAATAGTTTTGATTATAATCGTCGTAGTTTTTAATTTTGATTGTGGTGCTTGCAGATCCTACAGCAGCATTGGAGTTGTTTAAAGTTGTTCCATCGGTTCTAACAACTTTTAAAGCACCACCATAGCTTAAGAAGGATGATGCTGTCATCCAATATTCGTATTGTGCGTCACTGGAAATTGGTTTTCCAAATGTATTGATTAATTGATTTTCTGTGGCAATATCAATTGGTTCATCAACTGGACCGATTGCAAAAGGACCAGCAATCGCGCCAATATTATCTACTACATTATCAGCTCTCCCTACAGTTAAATCAACCTCCCTGATAAGTACACCAGGAGATAATTGAGGAGTTGCCATGTTTGTCTCCGTGAAGTCTCAGTTTATCTAAAAAATATTTATTAAAACAATACTTTTCATTGGGGAAACAGTGCATGAGCACTACCAGTCGGGATATTCCCACTTATTACTTGGATTTTTATTTTTTCTATTTTGTGATATTCTTTGCTTTGTACACTCTTTGCATTCATATGCATAGGACGATGCAAACACTCCTCTTCGTATTCTGTAAAAATCTTCTATTAAATTTTTTTGTTCACCACAAATTCTACATTGCCTTTCTTTAAATAACAGATGCCCTAACTTTAGTTGGCCATCTAAGTCCATTACATATACTCCCACATATACGCTCGATCACCATATTCATCAGTAAACCAACGGTCTCCATCTTCATCAACAAAACTAGTTTCATCTGTGCCATCAACAATAAAACCAAATGGAGCCATGTCTTGTTCTATTTGGTTTTTCTGTTCTTCATAAAGTCTTTTTCTGACATCTTGGTCAGTAAGTTCTTTGAAGTAATCCTGTGCGACCAACCAAGCATAAATGACCAAACACATTGCAAGGTCATCGTTACATCCTTCTTCTGCCTCAAATGAATTATTCTTTTGAATGAATGTTGTCAACTCACTCATAATTTCATAATCACTGAATACAAGTTTGTTTTCTTCAACCATTGTCTTTAAGTTAAGGCATCCAACCTTTTTCACTGCCTTAGACATTTTTACGCCAAGTTGAGTTTTCTTTCCGGAAAATCCTTGTCCAACAATCTGACCTGCTCGTCCACGCATTGAACACATCAGAAGATTATTATATTCTAAGTCATAATGAATAATTGATGCTACTTGGTCTCCAACATCATTCACTTCACATAAGATAAAGGCACCATTGTAGTTTTTAGCAACATCAACAATAATGCTTGGGAACAACATTGGTTTAATTTCATTATTCCTATACTTTGCAACGACCTGATGAGGGAAGGATGTAATGTCTATCACGGTGAATGCTGAATAGTCGTTTCCTACGCCTCTGGCTACGTCCACAGTGATTAAGTAATCGTGTTCATCAACTGGGTCCACATATACGTCCAAACCGCCGCTACGGGTCTTAGGGTGGTCATATACAAGGGCTCTAAGTTTAGATGCAGCAATAAGGGTGTCAACAGAACCTAGGAACTCACATTCAAACTCAACCTTGAATTGTTGCTCCGATGTGTTGGCAATTGTTTGTGCTTTCCACTCACTGTCTCTTCCGGGAACTTCGGACCAGTGAACATCAGTAAACACATATTCATTCTTACCACGTTCAGCATCATGCCACATTCGGTAGAAATGATTCATACCGTGTGGCGTGGAAACTATGATGACTTTTGTGCTTTTACCAGAAGTAATAGTAGGATAAACAGATGCAAAGAACGAGTCTGCAATATGGTTTGGAACGAAGGCAAATTCGTCGAGGAACAAGATATTGAACGACATGCCTCGAACAGCACTCGCAGATGTAGAAGCTGCCAATATCTTACTGCCATTTTCCAACTCCAATGAACCTTTGTTCCACGCTATGATACCCTGCTGCATCCACTTGGGTAGATTCTCATATGCAGTTTGTAATCTATCAAGAAGTTCTCTTGCAGTTGCTGCTTTGTTTGCAAGAATACCAATGTTTACATTATCGTTGAACACTGCGTAGTGTAATAGAAAAGATACCACGGTTGTAGACTTACCAGTCTGTCGTGGCATTTTACAAATATTAAATCTATGATTGTGAAAATTATTAACTAACTTTTCCTGAAAAGGATACATTGCAAAAGGTTGCAATCCCTTATCAAGAGTTACAATCTTGACATAATTTTTTGCAAAATATACTGGGTCTTCTTTACACTTCACAAATTCAATAATTTGCTCTTGTGTAAATTCAATTGGGGTATTCGCTTTTTTTAGTAGCGGATTACCAAGATAAACATCACTCATAATAAATTATCGTATCAGCAGTTCCAGGCTCTAAGTGACTTATTGATTCTTGAATCTGGGTCGCTTGCAGTTTTTGCCGAAGTCAGTTTTCTCTTCATACCTTTCATTCTTGCACAGAATGACTTTCTACGTGGATTACCAACTTTCTTTGATGGTGCCTTAAGGTCGCTTCCAGGATTCTCACGCTCGTAAGATTTACGTCCTTTTTCATTCAATCCACCTGATTGATTTTTACCCTCTCTTCTTTGCCATGCAGAAACTTCTTCCAAATCAACTTCTTCACCATATGTTTTTACATACGCTCTGCTAGGACCAACAGATGCTGCGCTTCCACCTTGAGGAAGTCCAGTTTGAATAAATGTCTCTCCAGGAATGAATTCTGAAACTTGATATGAGAGAACGATTGCTCCAGGATAGACTTTTTGAATTTGGTCTGTTACTTCCCGTCTCGATGGCATCTTGATTTGTGGGAAGAACATTTTGTTCATATAAGTTTTTCCACGCCATGAAGTAATCACAGAAACAAGATTTCCATTTTGTGCTGGAAGTCTCAATGCCTCTTCAATTTTTGCTTCTTCATTTGCCGGAACACAATTAGGAACAATCTTTTTACCCTTTTTCTTCATTCCTATTTGCTTATAACCACTCCAGCAAGCCTCATCCATCTCACCACTTGCAACATAGTCTGCTGCGGTATCAATGTAATCTGCTGCTTTAGTAATCTTTGATTGAACCCATGCTTCAAAGTTTCCTTCACCTTTTCCGATTCTTGCTTGAAGTCTTCTCACTGCATCGGCAATTGTTGAAAGTTCAGACCTTGCCATTGAATATTCATGGTCTTGAATGGAAACTTTATCCCACGCTTTTCCACCATAAGAACACTCAGACCTGGTTTCTCTTTTATCACACAGAGGACAATATCTTTGCTCTTCAACTGCTTCTGATTTTGTTCCCCAATTGGCAGCACCTTTTTTACGACATTTTACAAGTGCTCCAGATGCATATGCACTTGGCCAAACATCATATCTTGCTTTTACTTTATGGTAACAAGCATCTTTCTTCCCACTGCTTTTACTTTTCTTGTCTGTTTCTTCGTTCATTTTCTTTTTGGGACTATCTGTGGAAACATAAGTTGGTTTTGCAGATCCTGATTTTGATTGTTGTCCAGGGTCTGCTGTTTTTTTTCTTCTAGATGCGGATAATCTTTCTGCTTTTGTCATGCTTGCTCTTTTTGCAGAAGAGACACATTTGGGTGTTCCTTCTCCAGGTTCATCACTTGCACAAGTGCCACCAGTAACAACGTTTACCCAACCAGGTTTTCCTTCTTTAGAACTAGAACCTTTAAACCACTGATGTAAATTACCTTCGGTCACATCTTTAAATTTTTTGTGATGCTTCTTGGCATCTGCTTCCATTTTTTTAAGTCTTGTATAATAATCTGGAATTTCATCCAAATGCTGCAGAGCAATATCTGTAGCTAACTCATGGTCTTTAGTGTGCTCATGCTCAATTGGTTCTCCCATATCAAGTTGCTTCTGAATAAAAGAAACATCAAGACGATGCTTCTTTGCAATTTGTTCTACTGTTTTATGGGATTTCAAATTATGCATTTTTATTTTTATTTATAGAAATATTTCCTCACATCAGTTACGTCTTGAATTGATTTGAATTTTTCTATGATTTTTCTGTCTACCAAGTCTGGATGTACCCACCAATCTTCAAAGGGACAAAAATCATTTCCAGACACATTTGAAACTACCAGTTCATAACCCATCAACTCCAAATATTTTCTGGATTTTGTACGATACGAATTTGTCATGTCAACGTAATGGTCATGCTCATAAGTTATAATGGCAAACTTATATTCGTCAAATGGAATAGAAAGCAACGCTTCAAAAGTTGTTTTGGATGGCTCAATGTCTACTTGAAGATAATCAATTACTTTTGTATCAAAGTTCTTTTCAAGTA